TACTTAGGCCCAAAATCGTCTGATCCAACACTGGATAACGATGGTAATGCTTTGTTGACAGGCGCTTTGTACTTCAACACAAGCTCTAACGTAATGAAGGTCTACACAGGCTCTTCTTGGGTAGCTGCTTATGTGTCTGCTGCTGGTGTGTTACTTACTGCTAACAACTTATCTGATGTTGCTAGTACAGCTACTTCACGTACTAACTTAAACGTACCCACACGAACTGGAGGAGATGCTTCTGGTTCATGGGGTATTGACATTACAGGTAATGCCGCAACAGCCACCACCGCAACCAACGTCTCAGGGGGAACTGCTTCTGTAACTTCTATAACAGACTCTGGCAACTTAGCTTTTACAAGCACAGGCAACCGCATCACTGGTGACTTCAGCAATGCAACTCCTGCTAATCGTGTGGCGCTTCAAACAAGCACAACGAATGGCGCAACCACTTTTGAAGTCATCCCCAATGGAACAGGGACAACTGCTCAAATATCTTTAGAAAGTGATTCTGCTGTAACCACTGGTTCAACTTTAACTTTGGCAAATATCAGTACAGAAGTAACTATTCGCTCCAATCTCAGGGGAGCAGGTACGTACACGCCAATGACCTTTTACACAGGCGGCTCCGAGCGAGTGCGTGTGGATACCTCTGGTAACGTGGGTATTGGGACGAGTTCGCCTTCCGCCAGACTTCACGTCTACCAAGACAGCGCCAGCACCTCGGTGATGTCGGGCACGTACATTCAGAACGTCAGCTTCACCACCAACTCTCAAGCGGGGATTGGTTTTTTTGCTGCCGACAACTTTAACGCAAAAATTTACACGCTGCGCAGCGGAAGTTCTGCGGGAAACATCGTTTTTGCAACCAACGGCGGCGGTGGCACAGCAGAAACAAACATCGCCGAACGCGCCCGTATCGACTCCAGCGGTCGCTTGCTGGTGGGGCGTACTAGCAATACCGACAGTGCGACTTTGCAATTGAGCAACGAAGCCGGTGGCGCAAACATTGCCATGCTAGCGGTTGCGAACACAACTGGTGATAGTTACCCGTGTATTTTCCGCAACCCTAATGGGCAGATTGGCGCAATTAAAACAAACGGGTCTTCCACAGCCTACAACACATCTTCCGATTACCGCCTGAAAGAAGACATCCAGCCGATGACTGGTGCTCTGGCAAAGGTCGCGGCGCTCAAGCCCTGCACCTACAAGTGGAAAGCAGATGGCTCTGACGGTGAAGGCTTCATTGCTCATGAACTTCAAGCCGTGGTTCCGCAGTGTGTGACTGGTGAGAAGGACGCAGTGGATGTAGACGGCAATCCTCAGTACCAAGGCATCGACACCAGCTTCTTGGTTGCCACACTGACAGCAGCAATCAAAGAGCAGCAAGCCATCATCACCGCCCTGACCGCCCGAGTCAATGCACTGGAATCTAACTAAGGAAACAACCATGACAACCACTTGGAAAATCTCTACCCTTGACCGTGACACTGCTGACGGTTTCGTAAATTGTGCACATTGGATTTGCTCTGCTGTTGACGGTGAGTTCTCTGCTGGCTCATATGGCACAGTAGGCTTCACAAAAGAAGACGATGTAAACCTGATCCCTTATGCCAACTTGACTGAAGAAATCGTCATTGGTTGGGTTAAGGCTTCTTTGGGTGATGAAGGCGTGGCATCTGCTGAAGCTGCTCTGGCCGCAAACATTGCCGACCAGAAGGCTCCTAAAAAGGCCACTGGTACGCCTTGGACTATTGGAGGTTAATATGCCACTCAAAAAAGGCAAGTCAGACAAGACAGTATCCGAGAACATCTCCATGATGGTCAAGGAAGGTAAACCTCAGAAGCAGGCAGTTGCGATTGCCTTGTCCGAGGCCAGCGGTAGCGAAGGACGTAGTAAGCCTGAGCGCGGTGAGCGTACCAAGAAGAATAAAGAGAAGAAGAAGTCAAAATGACACGCCCAGTATCGGTAGGTGTTAACCTCACAGCAGCTACGGCTACAACGATCTACACAGTTCCTCTTGGCTACTTCGCTAAGTGGAACTTGATGTATATCTTTAATAACTCAGGATCTACCAAGAGTGTTTCTGCCTACTGGAGAGACTCTAGCGCATCTGCCGACATCTATGTCCATAATGGTACTATCGCTTCTAAGTCCTACGTTCGCATGGATGGAGGGGCTTATGTGGTGCTTGAGGAAGGTGATACCGTGGTGATGCAGGACGAAGCTGGTAGCTCTTTCAGTACTATCTGTACCTTTGAATTGTTTAAGAAAGAAGGAATCTAAGTTATGGCACTGCCAACATACCTTGAACTGGTTAATGACGTTCTGATTCGTATGCGCGAACCTGAAGTCAGTACAGTTAATGAAAATACTTTATCTAAGCTTGTGGGTAAGTTGGTTAATGATGCCAAACGACAAGTAGAAGATGCCTACGCATGGAATGCCTTGACAGATACCTTGATGATCGAGACATTGGCTAGTACCTACGGCTATGTGCTCACTGGCTCGGGTACTCGCTTCAAGGTCATTGATGCTCAAGACATCACCAACAAGTCTGTTATCAACCCCATTAGCACCAAGTTGATGTCTCAGTACTTACTGAACAACAGCAATACTGGTGGCCCGATGTACTACAACTTTAACGGTATCCACAGCACTGGAGACACTAAAGTAGACTTCTACCCTGTTCCTAATGCAGGCTTGACCTTGTACTTTAACTTGTACATACCTGAGCCTGAACTGACCACTGACACTGCTACCATGCTCGTGCCTAAAGAGCCTGTAGTCTTAGGAGCCTTTGCTCGTGCCTTGGTTGAGCGCGGTGAAGACGGTGGTCTGACTGCAACAGAAGCTTATGGTCTGTATAAGTCTTCATTGGCTGATGCTATCGCTATTGAAAGTTCTCGCTATGTTGAGGAAGAGACTTGGGAGGCTGTGTAAGCCATGAGTCAACAAATCCAAACATACAGTATTACAGCTCCCGGCTTTTACGGCTTGAATACTCAGGATAGCTCGTTAGACTTAGCCTCTGGTTTTGCTTTGACAGCTATTAACTGTGTTATTGACCAGTATGGCCGTGTAGGTGCTCGTAAAGGGTGGATAACTAAGCACTCAACCAACACTGATTTGGGTTCTGCTAACGTGGAATCTATTGGTCAGTTAGTAACAGACAGCGGTGCTGAGTACACCATTGCAGCAGGTAACAACAAGATCTTTAAGCTGGTAGGTAGTACCTTAACCATGCTAACCTACGGTGGTGGTGGAACAGCTCCTACGATCTCCGGCAGTAACTGGCAAATGGCAGCTCTTAACGAGTGCTTGTATCTGTTCCAATCTGGACATGATCCTCTGGTGTTCGACCCCGCTGTCAGTACTACAACCTATCGCCGTGTGTCTGAGAAGTCAGGCTACACAGGTACAGTCCCTGCTGGTAACATTGTCTTGTCTGCCTATGGACGCTTATGGGTTGCTGATACAGCCACTGAGAAGACAGTGATCTACTGGTCTGACATCCTTTCTGGTCACAAATGGGCAGCAGGTTCTACAGGCTCTATTGATGTCTCTTCTGTGTGGCCTAACGGTGCGGATAACGTCACAGGTCTAGCCTCTCACAATGGATTCTTATTCATCTTCGGTAAGAACAATATCTTGGTGTACTCAGGTGCTCAGGATGTGCTCTCGGCAGGAGTGTTCAAGATCTCTGACTCCCTGACAGGTATTGGCTGTATCGCTAGAGACACCATCCAGAACACAGGATCAGATGTTATCTTCTTGTCCGATACAGGTGTCCGCAGTGTCTTGAGAACCATCCAAGAGAAGTCAGCACCTTTCCGTGACTTGTCTAAGAATGTACGCAATGACTTAATGAGTGCTGTAGCAGGTGAAACAGCAGCTAACATCAAGTCCGTGTACAGTCCTTTTGAGTCCTTCTACTTGATTACTTTGCCTAGCCTGAAAGTGGTGTACTGCTTCGACATGAAGGCTACATTGCAGGATGGCTCTAGTCGAGTAACTATCTGGGACAACATGGAGCCTAAGAGCTTTTGCTACCTCCGAGATAAAAGCTTACTGATCGGCAAGGCAGGCTACATTGGTCAATACTCAG